AAGACACTCTATCCCAAGTATAAAGGTAACCGGGGAGAAAAGCCCCCATTGTATACTCCATTGAGCAAGGCTATAAAAAAGATGTATGCCGACAGATGGTATCAGCATGACCAGTTAGAAGCTGATGATTTACTAGGCATAATATCTACCAACGGAAAGGTAGAGAAGCCCGTTATATGTAGCATAGATAAAGATATGCTATCTGTTCCCGGTTGGCACTACAACTGGGACAAGGACGACTGGCCTACCTATGTTAGCCAAGAGGAGGCAGACCACAACTGGCTGGTGCAACTACTCATGGGTGATAGCACCGATTGCATCGAGGGCATGAAGGGCATTGGCAAAGTAAAGGCAGAGAAACTTATTAAGAAGTATAGGAACCCAGAGCTTAGTGTCCCAGAGCAAGCCAAGCACATCTATGAAAAAGAAAATTTTTCTCTTGACCAGTATTACGCCTGCCTGAACACTGTCACAATCTGGAGAAAACCATTACCGGAAGCACTCTTAGATAACGAACTAATCACAGAAATAGTAAAAACCATACCAACACTAGAATAACATGGATATAAAACAAGAAAACATCGAACGCATACAAACACGTATAGATATGATACGCCAAGAGTCACGTACTCTTTCCTACCGCATCGAAAGAATGACTGAGCAGCGCAAAGCACTGTCGCAGGAGAAGAACGATCTCAAGGATAAACTAGAAGTTGTTAGTGCGATACCTGCCAAGGAACTTATTGAGGGAACTAGAGATGCCCTTGCCAACCTAACCATCAGAGGATAAGACTATGGAAATACACATAGGATGGTCTACAGAGGATGTGCTGCAACGGGCAAAGGACAACGATGTCAAGCTTACCGAAGACGAAGCCAACAGCATACTGCTAGAGATGCAGCGTGATTACGATGCTGACGTTGGGATTAATTGGGAAACAATTGACGACTACATAGAGGGTCTTGTAGATGTAAGAGACTACTCATACTAACTGAACATGAGGTGCGACAAACATAGGTTCGGCAAGATATACGCCATCGCTTGCGGCTCATACGTCAAGGTAGGGATGACATACGATTCAGTAAAGGAACGTATGAAATCCTTACAGACAGCGAACCCTATTCAAATGAGCATTATGTTTGAAGCCGCCGTCGATGAGCAACAGCTAGGTGCTACAACTGGCCAGGTCGAATACGCCATCCATCAGAAACTAGAAGCCTTCAAGGTTCGTGGAGAATGGTTCCAGATTGATCGCTCTCAAGTAATTAGTGCCATCCTAGAAGTTATTGAGGGGTGGGAGCCTGTGACTAAAGTTAAGGATACGCTCCCATGCAAGACCTTCATGGTGCGAGTGACTGAGGAACAAATGAAATACCTAGACAGCCGCATACGGAACCAAACTATCTCTAACTGGTTGCATCGCGCCATTTGCGAAAGGATCGAGCGACAAGAGAAAAATGAGCAATCCAAATAAGTCTTATAACATATGGAAAGCTATGGTCATTGGAAATAGCACATGGTCAGCTATGGTTCTTAGGAACAAGTTTGAGAGATGGAACGATAATTTCGTTGACATCAAAGACATGGAGCCTAAAGAACTATTTGAATATTACTTATCCACTAAAGAAATAATAAAAAACCATAAACCAAATAATATGAAAATAGAAGTTCACACCAAAGAAATTGACCCACACACAGAAGTGTTTGCCCTAGACGTAGACGAGGCATCATTGCAGCGTTTGCAGTATGGGGAAGTTGGTAGCCCACATCCCTATGTTAAGGTAGCTGATGTCGTCAAAGCTTTGCAACCCAAGGCTCCACGTAGCGACAGCGATCTCTTAGATTTGATAGATAACCAAGGCTACACCTATTGCTTCTTTGCCTCCGAGGGAGAAGTTACGAAGAGCAAGCATAGGTGCGTTGCCATCTATTCACCTACTGGTCAACAACTCACAGGCGTTGCAGAAGGATTTGAAACTGTCAGGGAAGCCCTTGGCTACGTCCTAGATATGCAGGAACAATCATAGAAAGGACACAATGTGGATACTACCAAAGCAATTACACATCTCAGTCTATGCTCCGGGTATGAGGGCATTGGTCTCGGACTCAGAAGAGTTTTCCCAAATCTGCGAGAAATCGCTTACGTGGAGAGGGAAGGATTTCCTATCGCGAACTTGGTTGCAAAGATGGAAGCGGGAAAGTTGGATGCAGCACCTGTGTTCACGGACGTTAAAACCTTCCCATACAGAAAGTTTCGTGGAATCGTGGACATCCTTTCCGGAGGATTCCCGTGTCAGCCATTCTCAGCTGCTGGAAAACGTCAAGCTACTGAAGACCCCAGACACCTGTTCCCCTACATCGCAGACGGAATCAGAGAGTGCCAACCTAGAATTGTTTTCCTCGAAAACGTACAAGGAATCCTCTCCTGCAAAACTGGGGACGGAGAGCCAGTTCTCCAATATGTCCTCAGAGAGTTGGAAGGAATGGGTTATCGAGCAACGGCAGGAATATTCTCAGCGGAAGAAGTTGGCGCACCTCATCAGAGAAAGCGAGTCTTCATCCTTGGAGTTAGAGAAGAACTGGGCAACTCCGCAAGTGACGGATGTCAGGACGGACGTTCGGAAGCCTTCGGAGAGGTCAGAGAAAGCCAAGAAGGGCGGGTGCAAGAACCTCAGGGAACAAGTTCACTACCCAGATATGGATCACAGTCGCAAGGCAGCCCAGAACTGGCCAACAGCAACCACGAGGGACTGGAAGGACACCAATGCCACAGTTCCTCCGAGCAGGGCGAACCCATCCAAGCAGACACTTGGTCAGCGGGTAGCACACGTTGGCCTTCAAGAGAAGGAGAAGAACTGGCCAACTCCCGCAACGAGGGATTACAAGGGGGCAAACTCAGTTCAACACGTATTGGGGGAGACGGCAAGCAAGAGGGGGCATATGGGTCAGCTACCCAATGCAGTTCTCAAAGATGGCCTTCAAGACCAGGCGAACCCCAACACGAATGGGAAGAGCCAAGAGTCGTGGTCAACACCACAAGCAAGGGACTGGAAGGGAGCAGAGGGTCGAGCCTACAAGGGACAGACGAAGGACTTACCAGCACAAACCGAGACAACGGGGAAGCTGAACCCCAACTGGGTCGAACATCTAATGGGTCTACCTGTGGGGTGGACGCAACTGCCAACCGAGTGGATCGACTCAGGCTACTCGGCAACGGCGTTGTAAATCAGACTGCCGCAAAAGCATTTGTTACATTAATCAATAGGCTCATATGATGATTATAAATGGATTTGACGATTGCATAGCGGGTGTTGTGCAAAGGCATGGTCAACCTACTATTGTCTGCTACGACAAGGAGAAAGTCTTAAAGCAGTTGATGGATGACGGGATGACTGACGAAGAAGCCGTAGAGTATTTTGAATATAATAAGATAGGAGCTTGGGTGGGTGAACAAACTCCCTGCTTCATCTCTCCTTTCGACAAAGAAGAATTAGATTGAAAGTAGCAAGGCCATACAACTCAGGTCAATGGACTAAGGCTCGATACAGGAGCTTTATTATGTCTGCCCTGCGTCGTGCTCAATGGCCTGTCAAGTATGAAGCTATTCGATCTGCTTTTGTTCGTGATGGTGTGAACCCCGCAACAGGGCGCAAGTGTAAGCTGCACAAGTGCTCTGCTTGCGGGGAACTATTTCCTGCCAAGGACATGAGAGCAGATCACATTGACCCCATCGTCCCGGTTACTGGCTTTGACAACTGGGATGCGCTCATAGCCAGACTGTTCTGTGAGATAGATGGGTTCCAGGCTATCTGCGTGGAGTGTCATTCAATCAAGACCAAAGCAGAGAATGCAGAGCGAAAGAAGAACAAACTAGTGAACAAATAATCACCATACCCTAAAATTTAAATATCATTGAATATCAACGATTTGTAAAATAATTAAAAAAAAGTATTGATTTATTTTTTCGGTCTGTCATAACATTAAACCATCGCAAGTCTGCGATACATAAAAACACACACATCAATAATATATATAAAATGAAAACAATAAAACTACCACGCAAGCATGTTCAAGACTTCATGGAGCGTTTTGACGAGAAAGATTACCCCACTGTAATTCGATGGATGGAACGACAAGTAGAGGTCGAATTGACCGAAGACTGGCCTATGCAGAATCTCTTTGAAGATGCACTATATTACTCTGACGGGTCAGGCATGGACGCTGACTATATGCCATTAGTTAGAAGTGCAAGGCGAGTTGTTGAGATACTAAATCCCATTGTTCCCAAGAAGTGGGGCAGAAGCTTAAGAGACTGTCATCCAACAACTAGGGCTGAACGCAAAGGGAGTCTCGGCTATATGTCTCTGTATCAAATAACCAATTAACATTTTAACAACAGCCCTAGCCCTACGGGGCGGGGCGCAACCAATAATATTATGTCTAGAACAAAACCAAGATCAACAGGGTCTTCAAACCCTGCTACTAAGTTCCTTCAATGGAACACACAAGCTTCCGCATGGGAGTTTTACGATAAAGAAGCCCAAGAGTCTAAAACACTACCACAGGACACAGGGTTCATCATCCTCGACCAACTCATCACAGCCAAGGGCTGGGACGATAGAAAGAACAGCGCAATCTGGGCTAACGAAGTCTATACAGTAGGAGACAAACTTACTCTCCGCAACAAAGACGGTATCATTGCTAGCGGCATCTGGTCAGAAGTTAAGACTGTGCATGGTGTTAAGTTCACCAAGTCTGTCTACGCTATGGCTAAGGTCGGTGCGGGTTATGAGCTTGTTAACTTTCAACTCAAGGGCTGTGCTCTTACAGCATGGATTGAATTTGAAGACAAGGTTGGTGGCTCCAATACATTAGAAGGAGACGTTGTTGTAGCAGTTACCGAAGCAGTCGAAGACCGCAAGGGTGCTGTAAGTTACAACAGGCCAGTCTTTAACATTGTATCCAACACACTATCCAACGAGGCTGCTCTAAAGGCAGATATGATGGATGGAACGCTACAGGAATACCTATCCTCCTACCTCAAGGTAGAGAAGCCCGCTGAGGACGATGAAGAGGAAGAGAGTGAGCCAGAGATTGCTTACTCGGAGCCTGAAGTCATCGCCAACCCTTTCTAGGCATATGGGGCTAGCCCTTCTCCTCCGGGGGAGGGGCTTTATTTTATAATGGTTAAGAAAACTAACCCCAAGGATGCTTGTGGCATAAAGAAAGTGCCGCTATCAGGTATGCCAACCAACGTGCTACTTGAAGCAGGGCTTGTGAAGCTACATGGAGACTTGAAGTATGGCAGGTTTAACTGGAGAGAAGCAGGTGTCAGAGGCTCCGTATACTACGATGCCGCCTTCCGTCACCTAGCCGCCTGGTATGAAGGAGAGGACGAAGACCCAGACTCTGGGCTACATCACATCTCTCATGCTATAACAGGTCTTGCCGTCCTAAGAGACTCAATTATGAGGGGCAACTGGGTCGATGATAGACCAGAACCTACTCCCAACATCGTATCAGAACTAAACAAAAAAGCTATTAAGATTATAGAAAAGAATGGATCAACCTCATAACTTAGAAGCAGAGGAGGCGTTGCTGGCCTGTTGCTTAATAGACAATGCTTCCTATGACAGCATCAGCACCATCGTCAACGCAGACGATTTCTACGGCACTTCCAATAAAATAATCTTCAAAGCTATATCTAAGTTATGCTCCTCTGGCAAAGAGTTCTCTGAACTCGACCTTGATGAGTTCCTAAAGCGTGAAGGCACAGATAAGGAAGCAGGTGGACTCAGCACCATAATGTATATACAGAATCAGGCTAGTAGTTCTATGCAGATAGGAAGCTATGCCAAGATTATAAAAGAGAAGTCTAAGTTACGTCAGATCATTCGCACCTCCCGCATCGCCATTGAATCAGCGAAAGAAAACCAAGACCCAGATGTAATTATTGCCGACATCGAAAGGGCTGTTACTGCTACCCTAGATAACAACTCTGCTACTGACCCGTCCATCAGAGTAGCCGCCGAATCCTTACGTGAGGATTTCAAGAAGATGCAGGAGGGAACCTATGACACTTTTGCCCTACCAACTAGGATCAAACAACTAGACGATAAGCTTAGTGCGGGTGGCATAGCCAATGGAGAGGTAATGGTTGTTGCTGCTCCTACCTCCTGTGGCAAGACTTGTATTGCCCTGAACATAGCCCTACAGAACGGCGTGACCCACAGCAAGCCAGGTCTATACTTCTCCTTTGAGATGCAAGCCAAGAGCCTAGCAAAGCGTATGATACAGACCTGCTCTGCCGTGAACCTCAACCAGTTCCAAGACGGGGTGCTATCCGCAGAGAAACAGAAGCGGGTGTGGGATGCTACCGACAGGGTCGAGAACGCACCTATATTTACAGAGCATTACGTTAGGAATGTTGATGAACTTCGGTCACGTGCTCGTATGTATAAACGTAAGCACAAGATTGAATGGATTGTGATAGACTATCTGCAACTCGTTCCTTGGAATACTAAATTAAAAAAGCATGACGGAATCGCAGAGGTCAGCCACCAGATAAAACTTATGG